AGTTGTTGGAAATGCACCTGCCATTAGATTAAACCTACCTTACCTTTCTGGTTCATAGCTTGTGAAATCATAGCTACAATTTGATTCTTTCTTGATACCAATAGTTCATCAAAACCACTAGCATCGGTGGCTTGTATTGTGAAATTAACACTAACTGGTGATGAAGATATTGATTCTCCTTTAGTATGATCTATAACTGTTTCATTAGGATGTAATATAGCAGGGAAACCTCCTTTACCATCAACTCCACCTGTTCTATTACCCATACCAGTATAACCTCCTCCATCGAATCCTCTGAAAAGTTTAAAAATGCTACCAAATATTCCACCTTCACCTTCACCTGTAAATAGTTTTCTTATTTGGATTCTTGCAAGATCTGCTATAAGTACATCAACAAATTGTTTAAAATCTAATTTTCCAGTTTTAACAAAATTAACTAATGCATCTTCAGCATTTTTAAATGCGTTTTGAAAGCTTGAACTAATTAAACCATCTATGCCATCTTTACTAAATTTTTTAAGTTCGTCCATACCTGTTTGACTGAATTCTTGAAGTGATTTCATAAAAGGGCTTTGAAGATTAGCGGCTCGAGTAACAGTTTCTTCAATAGAATCATTTACATCATCTTGTTTTTTTTCTAAACCATCTAATGAAACTATAACATCAGCAACTGCAGCAGCATATTTAGCTAAACTAATTGGTCCCATTCTTTCAAACTCTTCTGCTGAATCCTTGAAATGATGAAAAAATTCTCCCATATCATCTAATGTTCTTCTCAATGAATTTACTAATTCTTGAAAACCAAATATCATTTGTACTATAGCTGTAAGTACAGCTCTAGCTATATCTTTAGCAAATGTTTCAAATCCACCTTTTTGTTCAACTATTTCTTGAACTTTTCCTACAAGAGTTTCTGTTGCAGTTTCTAATGCAGGTGCAAAAGCAGCTGTTAATTGATTGGTTACTCCAGCTATTAATGTTTTAAGTCTAGTAAATTCATCTGCAAAATCAGCAACACCTCTAGCAGCATCAACAGATAAAACAGCCCCTAATGATGTAGCATCATCAAAAAATTCTTGCAATTGTGTGCTACCACCTTTTAATGTATTGATTAAAGCAGCACCTTCACTATCGAAGGCTTTAAATGCTAAAGCTAATCTTTTTGAAGAATCTTGTACTGTATCTAATCTATCTGCAAACAATAGTAATGCTTGTTCCGGAGAAAGATCTCTAATATCTTTTTGTCTTATTCCAAGATCTTTCAATGCTGGTAAAAGTTCACCTGTACCTTTTTTAGCTTCACCAAGACGTCTTGAGAATCTTTGCAAAGCCATATCAGCTGTTCTAGTTTCAACTCCTGTTTGTTCAGCAGCAAATCTAAATTTTTGCAAAAATTCAACATTGACATCTAGTTTGTCTGCAGTCTTAACTAAAGTATCAACAAAGTCAGTAGATTTAAGCACAACAGCTCCTACAGCAGCAGCAGCACCAGCAAAAGCAGCTGTAGTGCCAGCCATTGCTTTAGTTGTAAACATTGCTGTTTTTTGTATTCCTTTTAAACCAGTTTTTATTTGATTAAAACTATTTCTAGTTTTATTAATAGCAAGGAATTCAAATTTATATTTAGTGTTAGCCATTTTTTTGTTTTTCTGCTTTTATTTTAAAATATGCTAGCCATAATTGATATTCTTCATATGATATTTGCTCTATCTCAGCAACTGTCTTATGTAAGAGTTCAGCTAATTGGAATTTATTGAATAATAAGGAATTAGATTCTAATTTTTTTTTATAACTTCTTCTGACTGTTCTGCCATAATTTCGTTAGAAACTCTAACAAGAATATTGCGATCAACTTTATTAAGAAGTGTATTTTTATCCTCTAATGAAAATATTTTATCGCCATTTTCATCTAATGCTTTATAGATTAAAACATATGCCAACATAGCCATATCATCTTCTTTAGCCATACGATATAACTTAGATGTTTCTTGTAGTGTTAAAGGTTTCGAATATATAACTAAAGGGTTTCCTTGATCATCACCCCATTCAGGTACAGTTATTTTCTTGATATCAAGATTATCAAAATGAGCTTTAGCTCTATCTATTACTTTCATTTATTAAGAAGCTGTACCAATAGTCAATGCACCAGAACCTTGAACTGAAAAACTTATTTCAACTAAACCATCATAAGACTGACTTCTAGATATTCCTGTAATGATACCTGAACCTGATAATTGGTAATCACCAGTTGTGTCGCCTTCTGGCTGGAATAAGAAAGATAGAGAACTACCAATAGTCATAGCCTGTTGAGCTGTATCAGTATCATCAAATAAAGCATCGATAGATGCTGTAAATGAACTTAAACTATCCTTATAAGTTCTAGCAGAATCACCCATTGCTGTATCTTCAATAGTGTCTGCTGTTTGCTCGACTGAAAAACTTCTAATTTCACCGATAGCATTTTCAGAGCCTGAAGCTCCTGCTTTTACTATGCCATCTGAACCTTTAAATGTTGCCATAATTATAAATTTCCTTCGTTATGATGATAAACCACTTGAAAGTCCATCAAAACTCTTGCTAATGGATTATCACCTTCACTTTCATATTCTACTAAAGTTTCATTCAAAAATGTATCTTTTACTAAATTATTTAACAATCTATTACCATATAGTGCTTCTTCAACTTCTTGACAGATATCATCAATCTTATCATCGTAGTTAGTATTTTGTTTGACATAACCTTCGACATGAAGGGTGATATTCTTTTCAATTGTTCTAGCTGGATTCATAACGATAGGTTCTGATTCCAAATCTCTAGTGTAAAGCAATAAAGCTGGTAGTTTGATCTGTTCTAAGTTGTGTACCCTAGATGCAAAGATATTAGATCCTGTAGTGGTTAAGCCAGTAAGTGTATTGGTAGCTGTTTCTCTGATTAATTCTTCTATTGATTTTGCTGTACCATCTTCCGATGCAAAGGGCAGTTCAGCAAAGGCAGCTAGTCCAAATTGCATTTAGTTTCCTTGTAGTTGTGCTTCAAGTGCTTCTACTTTAGCTGATAATTCTTGTACTGACTTAACAAGAAGGGGTACTAATTTACTTACTGCAACACCCTGATAATCTGGAACTTCTACTCCATCCTCTTCTTTAACAGCATCTTTATCACCAATCACCACTTCAGGCATAACTTCTTGCAGTTCATGTGCTATAAAGCCATCAACAACATCGTCATCACCAATAAAATTATATCTGGCTGGTTTTAATTGATTTAATCTATCCAATGCTGTCCAGTCATAAACTACATTTTCTTTTAGCCTATAGTCTGAATTTGTGTAGTAGTTCACTGTGGTGCTACCATCTTGATAAATATATCCTATGGTTTGGTTGCTTGAGTTTCTAAACTTAACAAAGGTAGAACCTGTGGCTGATCTTGTAGTTCTATAAACCACACCATTTTGAGTTGTACCATCAAACTCAACTGATGTTTGTCCTAAATCAATTGCTGAAGTAACTCCACACATCCATCTGCCACTTGAATCAATTCTGACTGCTTCTGCATTATTTGTACCAAATCTTAAATAACCATTGGCAGCGTTCCACATCTCAGCATTGTCAGTAGCTGTGGTTGAGTTGTAACCCAAGTAAAGGTTCTTTGTGCCATGTGTAAAGTGAATCCCTGCTGCTTGTCCACTAGCATCTGAATCAATGGATAAGATGTAGTTGTTGCTGATTGATGGGGTGTTACCCATAGCGTGTCTGCCTAGCTGATCAATTATCAAGCGTTCTGAAAAACTTCTAGCAGAGTTTGTGTTATTGGTATAGAACCTTAAATCAGTTTGATAGCCTGAAACTCTCTGGCTTGATATACCTGCAATCCCTTGATCAGCACCAAATTCTGGTGAGAACCAAAGACCTGCATTGTTGCCATCTGCTGTGCCATAACTGAGGGCTATACCATGAGGCGATGTGCCACTGGCTATGGCTGTACTGTTGGTTTTTTCTAATTCTAATTGTGCTAAAGGATTACCTGTCCCAATACCTACATTGCTTGAGCTGCCACTTATAACAAACATATTTTCTGTAGTGAAAGATGTACCATCATCATTCAAACCAGAAATGGTAAAGGCATCTGATTCACTTCTAAGCATGAAATTTTTTCTATTGCTTGTCGCACCTGTATCTTCAAGTACCAGTCTTGCACCAATACTATCAGTGATAATCATTCCTCTATTTGCCAATCCTGTTAGACCTGAAGTTCCAGAAGTGTTGACATGAAGTTTTATCAAAGGATTATCTGTGCCAATCCCCACTTCTCCAGTCGGTGTAATGTGCATCCTCTGTGTGGCATTGGTGAAGAACCCTAGTTCACCACTTGCTGTATTGGACTTAAGAGCCAACATATTTGGTGTTGAGGTATGTGTTGAACCATAACCAATTATGAATTTATTATCACCACCATCTTTACCATTTAAATACATAACAGCTAAATCACTGGCATCAACTAGATTAAATTTGAAATTGTGGTCGTTGTCAGATTGATTTTGGAAGGTTGCGATTGTATCTTCAGTTGATGAGACTGTGAGCTGCCTTGATGAGTTTAAAACTTGTGAACCATTAACATAAAGACCATTATTTGCATCAAAATAACCTGCATCGTTAAACTCAGCTATTTGGGTAAAGGTTGATAGTGCTGCTGAAGTTGCAGTTGTGCCATGTGTTTTAGCATACACTTTTAGGCTACCCTCTCCACCTGCTGATTGCTTCATTATTAATTGACCAGCACCAGCATTACCTGAATATATTGGTGTGTAGGTATCTGTTTCTGCACCATCGTATGTAGTGTTTAAAGTAATGGCAGCAGTGTTACTTTTGTTTCTGCCATAGATGTGTAGATATTGCCCTAAATATATATCACCATCGCCACCTGAAGATGAGGGTATTCTTAATTGACCACTGTCCCAAGTAAAGTTATTTAGATAAAGGCTTTTGAATCTTGCTCCACTAGCACCTAAGTCGATGGCATTGTCTCTATCACCTGCTGTACCTGATTGGGCTGGTAGTATAGAATCACCACCATCACTAAATCTTAAACCTACATCACCATGCCCTACTACTAAATCACCAATCCTTGAAGCCAGTGAACCTGTTTGAGCTATGCCTGTGCCTGATTTTTTATACAAATAAAGAAGTGTGGTATCGCTTTCTGTACCACTAGCAATTTGCATATAGGTATTGCTATCGTTTCTTAATAAGATGCCACCATCTGAAAGATTTGAACCTGCTGTGCCTGTAGTGTTATAAAGAAAATTTCCACCACTAGAAATTCTTAATCTTTCACTATTATTGGTTGCGATTCTGAAATAACAGTTTTCTCTTTGCCAAATTCCTGAACCAGCACTATTAGTAAAGATAGTCATGCCATCAGTTGAGCTAGTTCCTGTGCTGGTGTTAGTCATGTGAATCTGACAATCACCTGTAGATGCTCTGTGAACATGAAGTGGATCTCTAGCAAGGGAAGTTACTCCAATACCTAACCCTGTTGAGGTTAGTCTCATACCTTCTGCTTCTGCTGCACCAAATCTTAAAGCTTCATCAACATGATTGTATGTTACAAAGCCTTGATAATCTGTTGTTGTATTTGTGTCTGTGAAATGGATAGCTGACGATGAGGCAGTACCTGCGTAAATAGACAGGATTTCAGAACTTGAACCAGCACCAACAGTAAGCCTTCTTTGTGGCACAGTAGTTCCGATACCAACTCTGTTATTAGTTGAATCAACTTTAAGAGTTGAGGTGTCTACTGTGAAATCACCTGAAACTGTAGCTGATGCAAAGGTTGGGGTAGATGTGCCACCATCTAGGTAGCTTTCAACATCTGAATCACCATAACCACCAGCAGCAGAGCTAAAGGATAGATTCCCTGCACCATCGGTTGTTAAGACTTGACCATTTGTTCCATCGGTCACATTAAGCTCTGTAATCCCTACTGTATTGGCTGCTATTGATGTAGATAGAGCAACATTAGCTGTGCCATCAAAAGAGACAGCAGAAGCAGTCACATCACCTGTGAGACTAAAGTTTCTAGCTGTTTCTAATGCTGTCGCTGTGGCTGCATTACCTGTTGTGTCTTGGTTAAGGGTATCTATAACAAAATTAAGTTTGCCATTGGTATCATCGTAGGTGACTGCTATACCTGTTTCTGTGTTGCCAGAAACCATACCACCAACATAATCTTCAACCCTTTCTTGGGTTAGATATAAGTTTGTGCCTTCCGATAGATCGCTGGTGGATTTAGCTGCAAAAGCAGAATTAAATCTTGCTGCTGTGTAATAAAGATTACTTACACCTTCCGATATATCGTCTGTATCTAAAACAACTGCTCCTGTAAGTGTATTAACACTGGTTACTGGTGCTGTAGATTGAGTAAAGCTGATAACACCTGTAGAAGAATCATAAGATATGTCACCTGATGCAGAGATAGCTGCTCTACTTCTAGCATCTGTGTAATATAGGTTGCTACCTTCTGCCAAGTCCCCTGTATCATGGTTGCTTAATGATGAGACTGTACCAGTAACATTACCTGTAACATTACCTTCTAAATTAGCTACCAACGAACCAGTGGTTATAGTGATATTACCTGTGACTGTAGCATCTGATGTGGTTGTACCTAATGTGAATTTATCGGCAGATTCATCCCACATAAAGATAGCATTATCTGAAGTACCTCTCTGGATTAACATACCAGAATCATTGACTGGTGCTGTGGTTAATCCTGCATTAAGTTCAAAAAGATTATCCGATACTTCAAGATTGGTTGTTCCCAATGTTGTGGTAGCACCATTGACTGTTAAATCACCTGCTACTGTTAAATCATTAGCTATCTGGACATCGTCTGGCAGTGTTAATGTTACTGCTGCTGATTCTGAACCTGAACCTGTAACTGTGATTTTATTGGCTGTACCAGCTATGGTTGCTATGTAGTTTCCTGTTGTGTCTGTGCCTAGAGCTACAGAATTGGCTTGTACACTTGCTGCTGTCACATTTAAAGCATTAACAAAGGATTGTGTAACTCTTGCGTCTATGGCTGCGTTAGCCCTTGTATCGGTATAGTAAAGATTGGTGCTTCCTTCTGATAAATCATCAGTATCTTTGCCACTAAATGCAGTATCAAATCTTGCAGTTGTATAGTAAAGGTTAGTTCCTTCACTCAAATCTGATGTGCTTTTACCACTGAAAGCAGAATCAAATCTAGCTGTTGTGTAATATAAATTTGTACCTTCTGATAAATCCGATGTGCTAAATGCAGATAAAGATATTGTTGGTGTTAATGTGCCTGAGACATCATTGTATGACCAAGATATACCTGTGCCATTCTGCACCAATGCAGAAACTCTGTCGTCTACTCTTTCATTTGTGAAATATAAGTTGGTTGCACCTTCACTAAGATCATCGGTATCGTTATTAGATAAATCATCTTCAACACCTGCAATGGTTAATGTTCCTGCTGTATCGTCATAAGTTAGGGTGATATTGCTACCTGCTGTTAATAGGTTAGCAACTCTATCGTCTACCCTTTCATTAGTATAATATAAGTTTGTGCCTTCTGAAAGATTGGTTGTGCTAAATGGTGATAGTGTAACTGTTGGTGTTAAGACATTATTAGAATCATCATAAGTAAAGCTGATACCTGTGCCATCTTGTAAAAGATTAGATACTCTGTCATCTACTCTTTCATTGGTGTAATAAAGGTTGCTGCCTTCACTTAAATCTGTGGTTGATTTGCTAGATAAGTCTAAATTAGAGCCTGTTTGTAAATTGACCCTTGCATCTGCTCTAGCATCTGTGTAATAAAGATTTGTAGCACCTTCTGACAAATCATCGGTATCTTTGGTAGCTAATCTAGTATCAAAATCTGCATTGGCTCTAGCACTGGTGTAATAAAGATTGGTAGAACCTTCTGCTAAATCATCGGTATCATTGTTTGATAAATTATCTTCTGTGGCTGATATGGTAAGTGTTCCAGCAGCATCATCGTAAGATAAGGTAACATTATCACCTGCAACAAGCAGTGAACCTACTCTGTCATCAACTCTTTCATCAGTAAAATATAGATTAGTAGAGCCTTCTGTAACATTATCAGTATTTAGACCTGCAACATTGCCTGAAGCATCTTGATAGATAGCTTTATCTGCTGGTTGTGTAATAAAGACATTTTTACTACCTGCACCAAAATCTACTTTCAAATTACTATTTGATGATGATAAGACTGTATCTCTAGTTAAAGTGCCACTTGTATAAGTACCAATACCAACTTCAAATTGATTAGAACCAACAATCGCATAGTATGTAGTATCAGAATTGCTTAATACATTACTAAAAGCTCTGAATCCTGTGACTGCACCAGCTAATGTGACTGTTCCTGTACCTGTAGTTGTCGTTGTTTCTTTAACTCTATCTGATATTACTAATGCCATATTATCCTAATGTTCCTTCTGTATGATGATAACAAACCCTATATGTTAGTAAACATGTAGCGATATTTTTATCACCTTGACCATTATAATTTAATTCTTGTGTAATTAAGTAGCTATCTTTAGCTAAATTATTAATTAATCTATCTGTAAACATTTTTTCTTTGACTTCTTTTATTATCGTTTCTATATCTGATGATGAATTTTGTCCTTTAACATATGCTTCTATGGTAAAATCTAAGTTTTTTTCTATTGATCTTGGTATAGACATTGAAATAGGTTCACTTGTTTCTGATGTTGTGTATAAACAAATACAAGGTAATTTAGATTCTTCTATTGTATATATTCTTGATTCAAAAACATTAGCTCCAATAGAATCTAAACTAGAAAGCGTTGTAGCTATACGCTCTCTTATTTGTTGCCTATAATGTGCCATAACATAATTTTATATTATTTGCCTTGGCCTTTATATTTTTTATAACTTCTTTTCTTATTCTTGTTCATGGTAGATGACCCAAAATTCCTTCTACCTAAAGATGTCTTCTTGCCATTAACACCACAAGCAGATTTATGTTCTGAGGTAAATTGCGATTTAGATTTCTTTGGCATTACTTGTCTCTTGAGACTTTCTGCACCTTTTCTAGTGTTCTTAGTCCACCTAAACCAAGCATACCCATGAGAATTGTCATTAAGCTACCCATATCGAATTCTGGTAATGTAATTGATACCCCATAAACAGATATGGCAAATACCAAGACTGGTTGAAGAATGAAGTGGTATGCCAAAGCACCAGCACAGACCCAACCAACAAATGGTCGCCAACCTGCGACAAATAGTGATTTATGGGATGCTTCGGCTTTATTGACATCGATTTGTGCCAAATTTGCTTTATGTATTTCTGTATCAAGTTCATGCTGTAATTTAGCTTTTAAGTCTTTATCAGCAACAAATTTGTCTAGTATCTTGCTGATTGGTTTTATAAGTTGGTCTATCAATGTAACTGCTCCTCATCTTCAATAACAATATCAGAGCCAATTGTATCAAGTAAATAAGTTGGTATGTGTATATCTAGTTTAATAAATTTATCTCCACCTGCTATAGCTTCGAGGTAACAAACAAATAATCTTTCGTACATTCCTCTTGGTATCCAATTAGCACCAGCTGAGTTTCTCATCTTGCAATCGTATTTCCACGCATCATCTAATTGATTTTCTGTATATAAAATCATTGGTCTTGTAAAATTAATATAGTTATTCCTGTATTATCTGGTTGAATATTAACAATATTATATGTAATAGAATCAATAGTAATTGTATCTGATGTATCTATTCCTGTTACATCTGAACTTCTACAAGTTACTACAGGTTGTGATCCGTCAACATCAACAGATTCACCTTCGATAGCAAAATACTCATTATTTAAAATAACTTTTATATTAGAACTTGTACCATCTATGGAAACAGAAGCAGATTTACCATGTGTTTCAGTATCAAAGAAGTTAAGCAAGTCTTGTGCTGTTTCTAATGCCATTATCTTGTTTTATATTCTTTAACTGATTTATTCTGTTTTTCTACTTTATTTTCTTTATATTCTTCAACGCCTGCTGCTTTTAGACCTACATAATCGCTTTCTGAACATATGAATTCATCTCCTGCTTTATACCAATGGTTATTGTAGAATACTTTTCTAGTTGCTAATACTTTCATTATTTTTCCTTCTTCTTTTTACTTCCTTTTGGTTTATATATGTTACCAAAATATGCTTTATCCCAATCTTGGGCATCTTTTTCAGGAATCTCGATTATATCACCTGACTGATATTTTTCACCACCATAATAATATGTTTGGTTGAAAACGAATTTGACTTTATTATCGCTCATCAATACATTATACATAAAAAAAGGGCTACCGAAGTAGCCCTTAACATACACTTATATTAATTAAGTGGTAACGATATCTTTACATACTGAGAAAGCATCATCATGTCTTAGAGCTATGTCTAAATCTTGGAAGAATGCTAATCTAGTTGTACCAGCACTTGAACCTGTGTAAGGATCGACGATTACGTCAACACCTGAGTAGAATCCAAGCATTAGCTGACTAAAGTCACCAAATATTAATGCCGACAGATTAGAACCTGTACCTTTTGAAAGGTCGCTAGGTACTAATGTGCTTGATAGGTAATCATAACCTAAGATTCTGTTATCTTCACCTAGAATAAAGTTACCTTCAACACCAGAAGCTTGCTTAGATGTGCTTCTTAGTTTTGATGTTACTTTAGGGTTACCGATGAATTTAACTGATGCATCATTAAGGATAGCATTATCTTCTTCAACAAGTTTCACCATGTCAACAAGATCGCTATAAGCAACTGCTGCACCGTTTGTTCCTAGTGCTTGAACATTACCTGTTGATGAAGCAATAATACCTGAAGGCTCATTAGAAGAACCGCCCTCAATTGCAACTTCATCAATTTTTCTAGCAAAAGTATTAATCACATCATCTCTTAATACTGCTTCAACTGAAGGATCTGATTGCATCATTAGCTTTCTTGAAACATCTACATAAGCAGCAAGAGTCTTAGGACTCATGGTGACTTGTGCGAATGTTGCAGCACCTTCTGAAGGAGCACTATTCTCTGAAACAAAAGCTGAGTTTGTTACAGAAGCAGATAGTTTCGGAATGGCGATATCCCCCTTTAAACCTTCCATGCGGCGAGCGCCTGCTTGACCAATAACGAGTCTTGCGTATAGGGCGTCTACAAATTCTGAACCAAGATGATCAGTTCCTTTTAAGAATCCACCAGAAGAGTTAGTACCAACTACTTGATCCCTTTTGCCAAAACCTATGTTTGTTGGCATATAGAATCCTCTTGCTGATTTTCCAACTTGTGAAGCAATTTGATCAGATACTTCTTTTTCAAGACCTGTTAAATTACCTGCAGCAGATTCTTTTACAGCTTTAAGAAGTGAATAACTTCTTTGCTCTTTTTCATTCATATCAACACTTGATGGTAGATCAAGTGGCTTATCGTTAGCGAGTGTCTCTAAAAGTTGACCTCTAAATTGTGCAAGAGAAACACCTTTTGCTATAGCTTCATTAGCTAAATCTCTCTTGTTGTGTTTAACACCAAGATCAATAATAGCTCCGTTTTCTTTAGCTAGTTGTTCTCTAACTTCATTAGGATTAACTTCTGGAGTTTTAGTTTCTTCAACTTTATTTTCCATTTTTATATCCTCATTAGATTTAATTTCTATTTTAGGTGTTTCTTTTGATCTTGCGAAACCAACGAGACGTGACTGGTCTGCCGGAACACTGACCGCAGAAACTTCGAGAGGTGTCCAAGAATTAACTCTATAGATGGGGACATCATCTTTTTGAACGTCCTCTCTTTTCATACTATTGACTTGATAGCCAACAGATATGTTCTGTCGTATGCCTGATAAAACATCTTTATAAACTTCATCAGCCATTTTGTTCTCTGAAAATCTTACCTTTGCGATTGTTCTTTTATTTTGTGAATCGATTCCAAACTCTTCTACTACACCAATTTGTTTTGTTGCATCATGATCTAGTAATAAAGGGGCTCTACCTGAAGCCATAAACTCCATATCGATTTCATCATTTTCGTGTCCTAATACTTCAAATCCAAAGTTTCTTTCTACAGGAAGTTCTGATGAAACTCCTATTTGAACTGTTCTTTTTTCTTCATCAATTTTATTTCTATCGAATTCAAAATTTCTTTTTAAAGGTTCTTTCATGTAGAAATCTACTATTTCTTCAGTTATACCTCTTTGATGTATATTTTCTTCTGATCTTATTGGATCTATTTTTGATAAGGTTGAAAACTTATGTCCTGCGTAATCATCAGATTCTTCTCCAGCTCTATAAACTCTAATTAATGCAGCAGGATCATCTTCTGATCCTGAAATAGCAAAATCAGTACCAGGTACATCAATTTCACCGTCTCTTGATATTTGAGTTATTCTACCTCTTGCTCTACCTTCTCCTGATGCCCAAGATACAAAATCTCCAACATCTAAAGCATCTGGAGCGGCTCTTTCTTCTTCATCTTCATGATCATATGGTCTTTCATTATCATTTTCTTCTGGCATTGATTTACCAAATTCAACAATGTATGAATCCTCAGTCTCACGAACATCTTTAATATGTCTTTCAACTTTTTCGCTCATGTCATCTATTCTATCATTATTTTTTAATTGATTAACTATTTTTTTTGACCAACTGAAGCCAGAATCACCACCCCAAAGTGCCCAAGCTATACGTCCATTAGAAGGAAAACCATCTTCTCCTGGTGAAAAACCATCAGCTTTTTTATCAACTTCGTGTCTTGAGAAGAAACTATACATTCTCTTGACCGTTGATTCTGATAGATTTCTACCATTAACTATATCTCTAGCTCTGGAAATACCAACCTGTGTTCCACCCCTACCATGTTCTCTACGCCAATCTAGACCCTTTTGGGCCTCTTCTTTCATACCTTGTGTTGGTTTATAGCTTGCCATGTTTAGTTTTTTTCCATTTGTATTTTTTAGCTAATTTTTTCATGTCTGGCCCAAATATCTTTTCCCAGTTTTCATCAAATTTATCTTTTTTGACAAAGACAGGGCGTCTTTTTGATCCTTTGCCGTTATTCGGATTCATCTTCTTGCTCACTTTCCTTTTGTATTTCAGCATCTATTGGCATTTTTTGAGCACCGAATGGTTGATATGCAGTTTTAACATCATATTGTTTTGCTAGTTCTTCTTCTCTTTGATGTTGTTCAAATAATTCTTCAACATCCCTACCGTAATTGGCTTGAACATCTTGCATAGTTACTACACCAGCATTTAAACCATCAACATTAGCTTTAACTTCTTTAACAGGGTCAATCCAACCCCATGATCTAGGCACGAATATAGTTGAATCTGCAAATTTATCAAACTTATCACTAGGAAGTGTAAAAATAGGATTAAATGTCATTTGACTTAGTAACCACTTTCTGTAAACAGGTTCTATGAAATGTTCAACCATGAATTTTTGTAAAATTCTGAAATTATCTCTTTCTTCTAGTGTTCCTTGTCTAATTGATGAATAATTAACGCCTTCAAGGTTATTTGCTAGTGATACATATGATATTCCTAGGCCAGAAGCTATACCTCTTAATACTGATTTATGGAAAGAATCAAAGCCTGATGTAGGGTGTTGTGGATCAAAAGATTGAAAACTCATACCATCTGGAAGTTGCTCAAAAGTTCCTGCTTCTGCATTCATAATAGGAGAATAATCATCATCATCTTCTCCAACATAACCATCACCAGCAGGTGAGGTAAAGAAACCCATTTTAGATGCTGCAACACGTGCTGCAATTAATTCTGCTTCTTCATAACCATCTATCATTTTTAATCTATTCAAAGCTGTGGTCATGAAAGGAAGACCTCTTGTTTGTTCTGGTCTTTCATTTATATATGCATGCAATAATTGATCAGCAGGTACTTCTATGTGTTGTCTATCATATTTGCCAAAATAATTGTTATGGGGATGCTCTTTAAATAAATAATATGATATTGGGCGCTTAAATTCATTGAGCTTAACACCCATTATTATTTCTTGATTATTATTTAATAGCTTATTTTCTTGCTCATCTAAATAGTCTGCATCAAGGAATTGTATTTTGTACGGTTCATCAGGATTAGAACTAGATATATGTCTAACTAAGACTTCACCATCTCTTGCTAACGTTTCGATAAATAGTTTTTGTGCATCTAGGAAACTCATGCGACCATCCATGGTGCAATTACCTTTTTTACACCATTTCATCCAGTTTTCTTCAACTATTTTATTACCTACTAAATCTATTCTGCCGTCACTATTTCTAGCTTTACACTGAACTCTTATACCATTTTGTCCAACAACATTTGTTACTAAAAGTTGTAAATATCTTTTAGCATAATCATTATTTCTAGCTTGTTCTCTACACCTATCCCTCAGTTTTCTTAAATTGAAACGAATATTGCTATCAGCATTACTTGAACCACTAATCCAATCAGCAAATAAACCATCTGATTGGTTAGCTTTATAGTTTCTTAGTTTTTTAACAACTTTTTTACGTTGTTTGAATAAATTATCAAAAATTGCCATATTAGAACCTAACTTTAATTGTATTTCCTGTATTTTGTTTGTTTTTTATACGCCATTTTTTTAATTCTTTGTTATATTCAGCTCTATATCTATCTCTGAACTTTAACAAATCATCTATACTCATTCTTGATAATGATCTACCAGCTATTGAATATGACATCTGGTCTTGGGATGCTCTATTTTCTAACACAGCTTCTATTGCATCCAATACCTTTTTAGCATGACTTCTGTGATCTGCATTAGTATCAGCAAAGTTAAGCTCTATTTTGGCATAACCATCATCGACAGATATTCTTTCTGAATCAGATGTTCTTGTAATATATGCATACCAATGAAAATCTCCTGTTGCGTATGCTGCTGTTGTGGCACTTGGTATTTCGATAATATAATCATTTGAAACTTCAGTTGCTGTAATACTAAATTTGTGGCTTCCTCCTCCGCCACTATCTTCGTGATATTCATAGGTTAATGCATAATCATCAGGGTCATATGTTGCTGCTAGGTCTGGTCTACGCCAAGTCCATCGGTCACCAATTACTAAAAGGTCTGGTTCTTGTGTCGGATAATTGTTTCTATCAAATAAATTTGCCATATAAATTACATGTAACTGTGTTTATTGTATAATCAATCGCGCCAGGAAGTAACAAAGTTTCTAGGATTTCTTCTATATAACCTGCGTCTTTCTTTTATCATATTAGGTTTTTCTATATTTTCTTCTATATTTTGTATATTCTTATTATTCATTTGTTTAAGCTTATCAAAATTAGGTTGAAGTATATGAATTGCTGCTAATGCATATACAAAAGTATCTAAAGCTTCATTCCTAGCTCTTGTTTGTTGCCATACAAGTACTTTTTTACCTCTATTGAATTTAGGTACTCTTCTTTCAGCTGTTAATTGTTTAAAATATTCTTCGTCTACTGTGTTTGGAAAATGAATTAATCTATTTTTACTTTTTAATCTAGCATGAATCCATTCTTTTGCAGTATCTGAACCAACAGGAAAAAGTCTAGACTTTCTTTTACCAACTAAGCTTGGTCGCCCTGCTATAGGTTTACCTGCTTGAGATTGACCTTTAATAGCAAATATTCTTCTATTAGCTACTGTTCTAGTATATGTATAAACTTGATCTGTGTGATGACCACCAGAATCGATACATGTTGCAGATATAGGGAGCTTGCGACCTCCTTGTGTAACAAAGCTATTCTTCAAATAATCATCTAAATCTTGCCAAACTTCTTTTGTTGAAGGATCACCCCATATAATTCTATACTCTACAACCCAAGATTCTAAATTTTCTCCCCAACCTATAACTTGTACTTCTAATCTATCCTGTTGTGTATCAACTCCAGCAGTTAATGCATATATATCATCTGGTATTGCTTCATGGTTATATTGTTCACACAATTCCATCAATCCTTCAGCTTCTATACTTTCCCCTTGCTCTTCCCATAATTCGCCTAAAGTAGTATTAACGAATGTTTGCAATAATTCTGGTGATTTCTTAGCTTCAAGAAAATCTTCAACTAATTCAACCCAAGACCTAAAAGGGCTATATAATTCTGATATATGGAAACCAGCTTTTTTGCTTTTAGGGTTTTGTTTGATCCATTCACCATTAAGCAACATCCATTGTTTTTTAGATTCAGGAATGATTACACCACAGTTTTGACATGATAGAGCAGCTTCTTCGGGTTTATTTTCGGGCCACGATATTTGTTTCCACTTTAATTCTTGTTTGTGTTTACATTCTGGGCATGGCACTTTATATACTCTTTTATCAGATTCTTCATAGGCCTTTTCTATCCTGCTTATTCCTTTTATTGTTGGTGTTGATGTCATCATAATCTTTCTATTCCAGAAAGTCGTCGTACGTTTTCTTGCTAGATTTATAGGATCCCCTTCAGTTCCTGCTGATAAAGGATAACGATCAACCTCATCACAAAGCAAAACACGAATCGGTCTAGATGCCAAGCCACTAGCACTATTAGCACCGACTATTGTTATATGCCCACCTGGAAACTTTTTATGAAGTGTTGTATTCTCTGCATCTTTACTTCTAGGATCTTTTATTTTTCCCTTAAGCACATTTGTATCTCTAACCATAGGTGCAAGTCTGTCTTTAGAAAAAGCCATACTCATTTGTAGTGTTGGTTGCAAACACAATATAGAAGATGGTTCTTGGTCAATATAGTAACCGATAGCATTAAGCAATATTTCAGTAGCTCCCACTTGTGCAGATTTAATAAATACTATTTCTTCTACAGAAGGATCATTTATAACCTTCATTATTTCTCTTTGAAAGGGGACACGATCTGTTCTCCAATTACCAGCTTCGGCTGATGATTCAGAAGATAGTTTTCTATAACTATCAGCCCATGCATCTACAGTTAAATTAGGTGGTGGTAGCCAAACTTCACTAAGCTGTTTAAATATCTTTGCTGTCTGATCGTTTTGTTGCATCTTCAGATAATTCCTCTAGACATTCATATATTGCTTCTTTAATTATCCCTTCAGCTTCAGCATATGTATCTGCAGCCTGTGTTAAATGCCCTAACTTAGAAGGAAGAGCTAATAGCTTACTCCTAATATTGGCGATATATTCTGTCCATATTGTTTTAATGAGATCAGTAGAGATAAGTTCAAGTTCTTTTTCTTGTAGTTCTAACTCAGCCTTATCAGCTTGTAATTTAGTTAAACGCGTGCGTTCCTCGTTATAATCCCCTGAATTTGCTGATCTGCCTTTGCCTAATGATCTTAAGTACCGTATATATCTAACTCTATTCTCATCTATGTCAATTCCTTCTCTTTTACCTGATTTTTGTAAAATATTTTGATTAATTAGGTCATGAACACGTTGTCGTGTCATATCTAAGTGGTCTGCTAAGTCTTTGAGTGTCGTCATGTTAATTGTCAACCTTTTCCAAAATGCTAGTCACTGGCGATACGCGGTGTCGCGAATATACCCACGATGGGATGCTACCAAAGTAACTATATGCTGGCCCCTTCATGATCTCATTGCCTTTTTTACTTCTCTTTTTAATATCTTTGGTAGA